GCAGATTTTTTACTGTCTGATCCCAAAAAAGCGGCTATCCTGTGGGCCCTATTTACTCAAGGGAAACCACGGGTTAACTAAGCCCTGAACATTTCCGTTCATGGTGAACATCACTAGGAGTCGTTCCATGTTTGTTGATCCAATTCCGGTTGCCGCCAGTGCTCCGAATCCTGCCTTTAATTTCGGCATGATTCAGACTGATGGCTACGGTTCGAAACGTCGAGATTCTACGAATGCCTTAGATTTGGCATTCCAGCATACTCGAGGATTGGGTAAGGCCAATGATAGGCATTACATGCAGTTATCGAAAACGATAATTGCAACCAATCCGTATACCTCGTTGTCGCAGACTCAAACTTTGTCTGCGTCAATTTCGGTAACCGTTCCTCCGTACGGGTTCACTGAGGCTGATGTGGTAAACCACATCAAAGCTCTCCTTGATACCCTGGCAGATGCGGATGTCACAACTTTGAAGTTGATTCAGTTCAACTCTTAGTTCCGCTATTACTCAGAAGGTTAATCCCCTTCCTTTATGAGTAATCTCTATCCTTAGGGGGTGAACACTCCCTAAGAGAAGGAACTAGGATATGTCTGAATTCTCCAAGTCTTGGAGAGACCTAAAACCGATGGTTTTACCATTGATCATGGTCATACTTCAGAAATTGCTCGAAAAGACACTATTTCGTGCCTCTTCGGGATCAACAAATGGGACAGGGAATTCTACAGCTCATGGAGCGCAGAATGAAAAGTCCCTTAGAACTCCTGATGGCGATTCTGGATGATATCCAGCGTCTCCATTGTGGCGAAAAAGGCATCAATCGTGATAAAAACACGATTGAGTCCCGTTTCGAACACGAGGGGTACAGTTTTCTCACTGTAACCCTTCCTCGATTTTGTGAAAGCCTTGAAGAAGGCCTCTCAAATTCGAAGATCACCTGCCCGTTAGGCTTTAAAAAGCTTAATAGGGGAGTGCTCCCGAGATTTCTCTCAGGTTTACTCTGTGATGTGTTCGATCCTAGCACCGGGTACTTGCTCACCGAACCATCTGTTGAGGCTATTCTTAGTCTCCGACAGATATGTAGGATGTTCAAGAAACTCGTTCTCTCCAACGATCAAGACGTATGTCTTGACAGAAAGGTGAAAAATGAGTTTAGACAGACAGACTCTTCTCTTTCGGATCATTCGTTTGATTCCAGGAGAATCCATCTACTGTCTCGTGTCAGCGGATACACTCTTCTTGACCTGGGTTTACCAGATCTTGAAAAGATTCCGTTCCAACACGGCCCGGGTGCAGTTTTTGAAGGTGCTTCGACTAACCAGAAATGGAAAGTCGTTGTCGAAGGACTCTTTAACAAGTCTTTCGAATCGAGTGATTATGGACTTGACTGCTTTGGAGCGCTCGAAAGAGCACCCTCTACAGTTGAGACCAGTCGAACTATGGGACGAACTTCCTGGCGAATGCCAGTTAGAACTACCATTGAACGATCTCACTCAATTTTCTCGTCCAACCTTTCATACGAGTCCAGAGCTGCGCAAGCAGCGAAACATCTCTCGCTCGAGAGAAGTCTCTTGGCTCAAAAGAGAGTGCCTCAAAACACTCCTCAAGAGCTGATCTGGATTTCGAATGGAAAGAGCGAGAAACAATGCTCCTTCAGAATGGGCAGCATTGGTCGTATATCGAGGTTGGTGAGCGTCCCGAAGTCTTCGACTTCAAAACGCTCGATTACTGTTGAACCTACTGTTGCTCAATTTTTGCAACAGGGGCTCAACCTTAGATTAAGGAAAGCAATTCTTCGCGATCCTTATCTACGTAACTGCCTCGATTTATCCGACCAGGGTAAGTCTCAACAACTCGCCCTGGAAGGTTCCCTTACTGGAGCATGGGATACTCTAGATTTAAAGTCAGCTAGCGACCTTCTGTCTAAACAGTTGGTTACTCTCTGCTTTGCGTCTAAGCCGATTTTCCTTTCGGCTTTAATGAGTACCCGTTCACTTATTGTTAAGGTAGACGACGATCTTGTCTCCTTGAATAAGTATGCAGGTATGGGAAATGCAACTACGTTTCCTGTCCAAAGTGTATGCTATGCCTTAATATGCATAGCAGCCATCATGGACTGTGAGGGTTGGAAACCCACGCGGAAACGTGTGATGCACGCGACCAATTGTATTCGTGTATATGGCGATGATATCATCGTGAAGCGCGAATACACTCGTCATGTAATTGATTGGATCGAGGCCTTCGGACTTAAGGTTAATCCTAAGAAGAGTTTCTTCTCAGGACGATTCCGAGAGTCTTGTGGTATCGACGCATATGCTGGGGTTAATGTTACGCCCCTTTATATACGTTTCGATCCAACCAACATCACTAGACGTGATCCAAGTCAGTTAGCGAGTTTGACTGCTTATTCGAATAGCCTGTTTGAAAAAGGCTATTACAAAGCAGCTGACCTCGTTAAGGAGACAGTTGAGAAAAGCCTTGGTAGGCTTCTGCCTCTTGTCGCTCGCGAGAGCGGCGGACTTGGGTGGCATACCAGACAGAATACTTCCCATCTTCATCGGTGGAATAAGTATTTACATAGGTTCGAAACTAGAACCTTTGTAGTACGTTCGAAGAAATTCGACGACGTACTTGACGGGTATCCCGCACTTCTCAAATCGTTTATGATTCCGCTTATTGCGAGATCAGAAGACCATTTGAAACGTACCACGAAGAAGTTTCGAAGTCGGTTAGTTATGTCGTATGTAAATGCGACACAATTGACCTTCTAAGAAGCTTTTCTAGTTGGGTGCTCTACTTCCCTAACGGGATTTAGAGATCTTTCAGGTGATTTAAAGCAAATCGCCTCAGGGAGAGATATCGTTTACTCTTGTGAACGGTACTGATCGTAAGATCAGCGCGTCTTGGCCACGTTCCTCGCGGTCGTAAGACCGAAGGAACGTGGTACAAGAGCAAATGCAGG